GAAAAATGAAAAAAGAAATACTACATCAAGATATAGAGGATATATTTAATTTAGAGACTGAACTATTTCCTTGCCTCGTTGATATGCGTTTTTTAGGCGTTCGTGTAGATACTGAAGCAGCATTTGAATTGAAAAACAAATTATTAACAGAAGAAAAAGAATGCTTACAAATAGTAAAAAAAGAAACAGGAGTAGATACTCAAATATGGGCTGCACGTTCCATTGCACAAGTCTTTGAAAAACTGCGCCTACCTTTTGACCGAACTGAAAAAACAAATTCTCCATCATTTACAAAAAACTTTTTACAAAACCATCCACATCCAATAGTTCAAAAGATTGCACGTGCAAGAGAAATAAACAAAGCACACACAACATTCATTGATACCATAATTAAACACGAACATAAAGGAAGAATTCATGCGGAAATAAATCAATTAAGATCTGATGTAGGTGGCACTGTAACCGGTAGGTTTAGTTACGCTAACCCAAATCTACAACAAATTCCTGCACGTAACAAGGAGCTCGGACCACTAATTAGATCTTTATTTATTCCTGAAGAAGGTCATACTTGGGGTTGTTTTGATTACTCACAACAAGAGCCAAGACTAGTTGTTCATTATGCTGCCTTAGATGGTTTGTATGGAGTAAATGATGTTATCGACGCTTATAAAAATGGTGAAGCAGACTTTCATCAAATTGTAGCTGAAATGGCAGACATTCCTAGATCTCAAGCCAAAACGATTAATCTTGGATTGTTTTATGGTATGGGTAAAAATAAATTACAAGCAGAACTTGGTATAAATGAGGATAAAGCGAAGAGTTTATTTAAACAATATCATAATAGAGTACCCTTTGTCAAAACATTAATGGATAGTGTTATGCGTAAGGCAGCCGATAATGGTAGGATTAGAACTTGGTTAGGTCGAAGATGTCGATTTAATTTGTGGGAACCCAATCAATATGGAATACACAAAGCCTTGCCACACGACCAAGCACTCGCAGAACACGGACCAGGGATTAGAAGAGCTTACACATATAAAGCTTTGAATAGATTGATACAAGGATCAGCAGCCGACATGACTAAAAAAGCAATGGTGGAGTTACACAAAGAAGGTATTACACCACATATACAAGTGCATGATGAACTTGATATATCTGTAAATAATAATGCAGATAAGATCAAAGAAATTATGGAGTCTGCAGTTAATTTAGAAGTACCTATCAAAGTTGACTATGAATATGGTAAGAATTGGGGTACAATAAAATGAGGATAAATTATGGCATATTTAAATGTAAACATACCACCAACTTATGCACAAATAAAAAGGGAGTATTTATATGATCTTAAAAAACATAGGGGAGAAGTTGAAGATTGCATTATCTTTGGTCTTAGCGCTCTTACAGGTAGGGCTATATTATTTCACGCTATTATGGAAAATGGCGCAATCTTTTATCGCCTCCCAATTAGCGCGTTTATTCAACGTGGTTTCGAAGCAAAAAACGTACCAACCAGAAGACTTGATGAACTACAGCTTTGGAATTGTTTCTCTTATTATCCTTCTGTTCATCGTTGGGATATACTAGATGGACAAGCTGGTAAATATATAGGTAAAGACAAAAAATGGCACCCAGGTAAATATTTATTTACTGTTGACTTTGCACATCCAGATAGTAACATACTTGACACTGATCATTCAGAGATACCGCACGAACATAAGTGCGCTCACATAATTGCTTTAGACGATGGCAATTTTGCAGCACAACCAAATAATCGATGTATATGGGATATACCTTCTTTCACAGTGAAAGATACAATTCCTGATTGGAAAGTGCAGACCTCTGAGTGGAACGTAGAAGATAGCAGAGCTTGGCGTACAGAGGACACGGACAAGTTCTTCTATGAAATAGAGGAAAAGAAAAATGATTAAAAAAATTTGGAAAAAAATCAAAAGTTGGTTTTGGCCTAATTAAATGATTGGGGGTTGTTATGGACTACAAGTTCACAGCAATACTAATAGTTTTATTGTGTTTATTAGCTTTCTTCGTAAGACCAAATCAGTCATCGTTGCAAGTTGATCCAAAAGATTATATAATCCCTCTACCAAAACCAAAACATGAGTAATAAACCTTTATCAATATCTGAATCGGCTGCTGTGCAGATGCCTATGAAAACGGTTGCTAGTTTGATCGTAATCGTAGCACTCGGCACTATGGGCTATTTTCAAATTGTAGAACGTATCAATATTGCAGACACTAAGATAAAAATAATGGAGCAAGACGTTGAACAAAACACAGAGTTTAGAATTAAATGGCCACGTGGACAAATGGGATCACTGCCCGCAGATAGCGAACAATACATGATGTTAGAGGATTTGTACAAAACAACTGATCGTTTAAACAAACACATTGAGTCAATGGCGTTAAACAAAGTAAACATAGAATTTTTAACAAAACAGATGGACAAGGTTTTGGTAGACATCGAAAAATTAAAAGATGCTAATAGAGATCTTGGTTATACAAATGGTAAGTCACAATGATAGAAGCTGTAATTGGACTACTTATGTTTGTAAATGGAGAGATTAAAGAAGCACGTTTGCAACCCTCGATGGCTTTATGTTTACGAGGTAAACGTGAAGCAGAAAGAACTTATTCTGAATCTGTAACTTACAAATGCTGGCGTGGTAAAGCAGAATTAGAAGATAATATTGATGGCTCAAAATCGATTAAAAAACTCATCATCGAATAAGGCTGCAAAAGAATTAAAAGATAGACGTTACCATCAGCGTGTGGTAAAATCTAAGAAAGTTTATGACAGGAAAAAATTTCAAAATAACAGCAGAGATAGTTAATGGTATCTGCCCAACTTGTGATGAATACACACCACTAGTTGGTATAACCAAACAATTTTTTAGATGTCTAACATGTGGATCTGATTTAGAACAAAAAGTAAATGGTGTTATAAGTTACATCCCCCACTTACATAAACATTCATTAGTAAGAGATGTAGAGAAATATTTCGATGGCGAAGAAATCTAAATTTGGTGTCAATAATTACGTAAAGCCTAAACCTAGGAAAAGACCAGGTAGACATAAAAAAAGCCCCAATAAACACGAAAAAAGAATGGGTAAATACAGAAGATAGTATTTGACTTTAATCCATTGATATCCTATAAATTAATGATTCCTGAGCAAGAATTATAATAACTGCTCAAAACATACAGGAGAAAAAAATGAAGAAAAAAAACAATGGTGCATTAACAACTATTCTAGGTAGAACAGTTGACTTTGATGCACTAAAAGCTAGTGGTGTAATAAAGGTTTTGTATGAAAAAAACCATACAAAGTTTACATTACTAGATAACAACAGAGACATCGATGTTAGACATGTTGCTGCCCTAATGGCTTCTATGAAAAAACATGGTCAATTGATGCCTATCATTGTCAATGAAAAACTTGAAGTGATAGAAGGTCAGCACAGATTAAGAGCTTGTACTGAACTAGGTATACCAGTTGCGTATATAATTAGTATAAAATCTAGTGGTAAGGACATAGCTGTGTTGAACAACTCACAAAAAGGTTGGAAGAATAGAGATTATTTAAAACATTATAATCATAGCAGCTATTCAAACTATAAAGAATATAAAAAAATTGCAGATTTTTTTGAAAAATATTCTTTGCCTTTCCATACAGGTCTGATGTTACTATCTGGTATTGAGTTTAAAAACAGAGGTAATGATAGAGGACCCATGCCATCCTTTAGGGAGGGTTCTTTTAAAGTTAAAAACCTAGATAGAGCTTACGCTATTGGTGCACAACTAGAGAAGTTTAAAAGTTTTGTGCCAAGATTAGTTAGAGTTAATAAGTTTTGTTTAGCTTTTACTAGAATATCAACCTTAGAAAATTTTTCTGTCAAAACTTGTTACGAACAGATAGAAAAATATTATAAAAAGTTTGATGGGTGTGGTAATCAGCAGTCTTGGGACGAAGCTTTTGAGTCTGCTTACAACTATAAACTATCAAAAAAGAAAAAGATCTCACTACGAAAAGAGGGGTTTTAAATAATGTGGGGGCTTAATCGCCCCCATAATTTTTATGAAAAAAGAAAAAATTATTACAATTAAACCAAAAGGCATATCTCAAAAACAATATAGTGCTTTTTTATTAGAACTTAACATAATGAAACGAGAGTGGCGACCTTATGGTGTTGATTTAGAAATAAAAGCACCAGGATTAAGAAATATTTTAAGATGGGGAACTTATGACTATTCAAAAAAAACTTGATAGATTAGCAATTCTTTTTAATACAACTAAAAATCCACGATATGAAAGACTTTGGTATAAACTAATAGAAAGGACTTATGGATCTAATAATTCTCAACGATGGGATTTATCATCTCATTCCCATAACCAAAAAAATGTTAGAGGGAATAGTATTGACAAACGAGGTTGATTGTTTTGATCTTTGTGAGATACTTAGATTAAAGCTGACCGGTTATGTCGATAGTTTAAATCTTCATATTTTAAATGATAATAGTGGTAGTTTGATTGGCTGCGTGTGTAGATAACACACCTACCCTAAAGAGAGAGAAGAAAGGGTAGGTAATGATGAGAAGATTTCTCCCCATACCATTATTTTGCCATATTGTCAAATCGTGTTCTGTGGTGTGCAAGTAAATCTAATAAACATGCTGTGTTCGTTGACTTCTTTTCTACCAATTTCTCGCATTTTCTTTTTTGACTCTTCGTAACCAAACATTAGGCAATCATATTGAGTATTAAATAGCTCTGGCCATTGATGAGGAGGCATACACATCTGCTGCGTTTGTGAACAAAGAATTAAAGCCAGAACAAATTTCATTGACAATCCTAGAGAATATCCTATATTATACGTTAAAATTATGAAAGGAAACAATTAATGACCGATATGACCAAATATAAAAATGTCTCACTTCAAAAAGAAACATATGCTATTTTAGAAAAGTTATCAAAGGTATTATTACCTGATGGCAAATTGTCTATCTCAAAAACTATTGAGGTTTTAGCAAACAAAGAGGCGAAGAAATTAAATGGCAAGATTAAAAGTTAATCAATTAAAAAAAGTAATTTGCTCAGTTTGTAAGGGTAATGGTTACTTAAAGATCAAACAAGTAAATAATTTTACAGATACTATTCACCAATGTTGGGTTTGTGATTCTGAGGGAGAGCTATATGAAAAAAATGACACTAATTATATTGGTGACAATTCTATTAACAAGTTGCACTAAATTAAAATTTGATGGCTATGATCCATCAACTGCGATGATTAGATGGATAATAACTAGTTCACATAAATGATAAATAATCTTAATATGGCTTATGTTGCGGGGTTATTTGATGGTGAGGGTAGTATTCAATACAAACAATATATGCGTAAGAGAAAGCATAACATAAAACCTTACCCCACTTGGTCTATTCGAATGGAAATTGCTATGACTGAAAAAGCCCCCTTAGTTTTTGTAATGGAAACTTTGGGTTGTGGAACAGTGAACTCAAGAAAAGTTAGACCTGGAAGAAAAAAACAATGGCGTTGGCGTTGCTGCCACCAAGATGCCTATTATTCTGCGTTGTTGTTACAACCCTATGCTCATGTAAAAATACAAAAATTAAATAAAATTATAGAACATTACACAAATAGAAAAAATATGTTTAAATTTGACGATAAAATAGTTAGGTTAGAGGATTTTAGGAAAAACGATGAGCTTGGATAGAATAACATTAAAGATATATCTGTGGATTATGGGTTGGTCGGGTAAGATTAATACTTGGGCTTGGAACAAACAAGTAACAATTGTTAAAAATAAACAACAAAAAGAAAACGAAGAATATTTGAAAGAATTAAAGGAGAAACTATGACTGCTGCGTATGGGTTAGGTATGTTTGGATATAGTATGATCTGTTTAGTGATCGGTTGTACCATAATATATTTTGTAATTAAAAATTTAAAATGATGAGTGATAAAGACATCGAAGAATATCATAATATTGGTAAACCTATTAAGTTTAAAGAAAAATATACCTATGTCGATGCATCACGGATCGAGGAACATGGAACACGGCTCTACGATGTAAATGGTACTAGACTTCCATCAGTGACTACGATATTAGGAGCGACCAAAGATCAACAATTTTTAAAAGACTGGAAGGCGAAAGTTGGAGAAAAACGAGCTGAAGAAATCAAAAATCATAGTAGTAGGAGGGGAACTTCCATGCACAAATTCATCGAATCTTATATTACAGGAGTTGGCTACGATGATCTTACAGAACTCGGACAAGAGGCGAAGCCCATGGCCGAAAAAGTTATTGAGATCGGTCTTGCACCGGTTGAAGAGTATTTTGGCTCGGAAGTTACATTGTATTATCCTGGGCTATATGCTGGGTCTACTGACCTCGTTTGTAATCATAATGGTATAGAGAGTATTGTAGATTTTAAACAAGCCAATCGCCCTAAACGTAAGGAGTGGGTCGAAGATTATTGTTTACAGATTGCAGCGTATGCCATGGCTCACGATTATGTCCATGGTTCAGAGATTCGTCAAGGTGTGATCATGATGTGTACGCCAGACTTATATTATCAAGAATTTCGGATCACGGACCATGAATTACGAAGCTATAAACATAAGTTTTTAAAAAGATTGGATATGTACCATGAGTTACAATTCGATGAAAAAGAAAGAGCCAAAGTAAACATAACAGAGGAGGATTTTAAATGAAACGTGAAATAGATGGTTACTATTTTGATGGTAAGAAGTCGTGGATTTTGTATAAAGATGAAGATGGAAACACGGAAATGGAGGAATGGAACGATGAATGATGCACTATTTAGAGCGCTTTTTAAGAAATATGAAGCAATAATCGAGGACTCATTGTATAAGATTAACTCTTTTAATGAAAACAATATAATTATACCAGAACATATAGATATAACTGGTGAAATAGATAAATTGTTACTAATTATTTCTGAAGCAGAGGATAAATTGTCCGTAATGAGGAAATATTATGGCAAAAAAGAGGCAGAAAAAGAAATACTATAGTTTTATTTTACAGATTAAAAAAATATTTTTTTATTTTATGAAATAAAGTGTACTTTGTGTACTTTTAGTAGTTTTTTGGCATAAAATAAGGCTTTTTATAGGACAAATTATGGTACACTTTTTGTTTTTTGGTACATATTAATATGTACTAATACAAAATCGCTATCGCGTACGCGAAGCATATTTTAAATAAATCAATCTGTGATATAAACCTATACATGCCCAAGAAAAGACGAAAAAGAATTGCATCTGATAGCTCTCCCGATATACCTTTTCCTAAAGTCAGAGTGGAGTGGATTGATTGTGTCAGTGACTCTGGCTGGGCTACTGAAAAAGAGTTCGATAAAATGAAATTAGCAAGACCGGTAAATGAAGGTTGGTTATACTCCAAAGATAATAAATCTATAAAGTTGTTTGCATCTTATGATCAAGATGAAGATGGGATTACTTTTGGGGATCGGACGATGATCCCACGAGCTTGGGTGAAGAAGATTCAGAAGATTTAGTTGGTGTTACATCTATTATCTGTGAATAGTCATCTAAAATTTGTTTCATCTTTGCCTCTAACTCTTGCTCTGACATATCCTCTAACTTACCTGTTTTAATTATTTTTCTATCGATATATAAACCGGCGGCTTTACCACGATTTGTTTCTGCATTAACTGCCGATGAAAAAGATCCTTTCTTGAGTGCTGCCTCTCGTAATCTCGCTAGTTCAGAAATATGTCCATCATAAGTGACTTCGTGTTTTTTTAATCTTTCTTCTTTCAACTCACCTATGTGTTTCACTACAAGTGGTGACAATTTAGGGTTAGTAAGCTCAGATCCTTCTTGCCTTGCTCTTTTTGGAGAATAACCTGCCTTGAGAGCCGCCTCTGTTTTAGTCATCGGACCATTCTCATCTCCAAACACTAAAAATTCAGCAAATCTTTGTTGCATCTCTGTTAATCTCTTAGGAACGCCCATAGTTGACTTTTTAGGGTAACTTACATATAAAGTCAACATATGAAAGACGATGTTTTAGAGGGATATAAGACCTTAGTAAAAATGCAAAAACAAGAAATTTTTGAATTAAATAAATATAAATCTGAAGTTATTCAACTACAAAATTTAATAGATGGTTACAAAGAAATAATTGCTGAGCTTACAGATATAATTAACAAAAAATGAAAACTAAAGAAGAACTAAAACACGACAAAACTAATTTAAGTTTTCAATGTTCTAAAATAATGAAATATTTAAGAACACCAAAAGATATTTGGCAGGATTTAACTAAAGAATTTAATTTTACAATCGATTGCTGCGCATCACACAGCAACCATTTATTGCCTAGATATTACACTATTGATGATGATTGCTTAACTAAAGATTGGTCTGGTGAGGTTGCATACATACACCCTTTATTTGATGGCAAAATAGGAAAATTTGTAGAAAAAGCCTACCACACTAAAAATTTTATTGGTGTTTTTCTTCTTCCATCTTCAACACACACTAAATATTTTCATGAGTGGATATATCATAACCCTAATTGTGAGGTTAGATTTTTAAGAAAACCGGTAAAAGGTTTTAGGTTTGGTCATGATGATGGAACTGAAGACGATCCAACTAAAATAGGTTACATTAAACCATTAATGATAGTAATTTTTAGAAACAAATAATTATGTACGTCAAGCATTTACAAGAATATTTAGAAAAATTTACTGAAGGTCAGAATGGTCGTAGAGGTAATGCAGTTAGTGATGCTAAAATTTACATTATGACTAAAAAAGGTTATTTAGAAGAAATTAAGAGGATAGAGGTACATCAAAGTAATAACCCATTAGACTCTTCACTACGAGTCGTTTTGAAACCAAATAAAGAAGAAAAATTAATTTTACCTCCAGGATATATTAGGGATTATTAGGGGTGTAGGAGCGAAACACCCCCTAATAACTTTACTTTGTTCCCAAAGCAAATTTTTCTAAGGCTTGAAGTCTTTTATCGATAATTTTATTTAATTCTCTTTGTGACTCGATAATTTCTTTAATATTATTTAATGCTTTTAAAATTTCAGCATCTGTAAAAATTTTATTTTCTGCCATTTTTAACCTCCTTTCTACTTATAAAAATTAATTTATCATCAAATGCATTGGGATCGTATATCGCTAATTTATCATCATCTTGATTGTAACGAATGTGGAACGCCCATTTATTTTTTATCATTCTTTGCATTTTCCAATCTTTTTTAATATTTTTTATAAAATTTTGTAATTTGAACTCCTCACAATACACCGTAAAAACTTTATGTTCGTAAGACATTTCGTTTTGAGGAAAAATCATAAAACCAACTTTATTAGGTTTTAAATCAGTAAAAGATTCTAAATAAGCACAAGTAAATTCATTACATTTTTTTGGTTTGTTGTTATAAATATTGCAACCAACACCAATTTCACAATTTTTACACCAAGAGTAAGATTTTTTATCTATTGATGGTATTTCCGGTAACTTACAACAGAGATTACAATTTTCACAATTTCTCATTAATATGTTACACCTACCCATAATTCATCGTCTTCAACTATCTCTACATTTTTAAGTTGGTCTTTCGTTATACCCTCGTCAATTAATTGATTTATCGCTAAACTTTTACAATATTCTAATCCTTTTAAATTTGATTTAACTGAGTATCTATCCTTTTTATAATTTTCAAAATTTACATAACCCTTATTTTTAAGTTTATATAACTCAATCCTAATATTTAAATCTTGTTTATCTCTTGTTTCTCCTAAATTAAATTCTTTCATTTCAACTATTTTATTTCTTAGATCAGAAACAAGCATATTTTTAAATACTCCTATTGATTTTCTGTTCTCACAAAGAATACCTAAAATTTGTAAACTTAATTTTTTATTGATTGGTTCGTTTGTTTTAGATCCAATTAAATTAATCATTTCGTTTTTATCTTGCATTACACACACTCCGAACAATACTCTGAATTAATTTGGCTTTGATTTTTATATAAATAATTATTACACTTTTTAGCCTTACAAATAATCGTGCCTTTCAACATATTCTTTTTTTCGATAGCAAGTAACTCATCAAAGGTTTCGTTTCCTCTTAATTTAACACCATTAAAAGATTTTAATTTTTCTACTTTCTTATGATCTATTTTCATTACTCCTCACTTTCTTTCGTTTCAACTATATCTGATTTATTAAACTCTAAAGTATCTGATATTCCATTTCTAGTAATTGTAATTGTGGTATCTTTCCACTCATCTTCTGAAATAACTACACCTTTAATATCAACTATATACTCTTTCATCTTCCCTCCTTTTTAGCTTTCACAAATGATTTATGTAATTGTTTTTGTCTAAACAATTCCTTATCTATCTGTCTGATTCTAAGCTCTGACACCAAAAACAAGATAAATCCAAATATCAGTAAGAACAGACCAATATACAAGATTAAATTATAGTCTATCATTTTATTTCCTTTCTTTTTTTCTTTCTTTCTAACCTTAACTTATATTTATTATAGTACACTCCACCTACACAACTCAAGATATTTCTCAAAGTCTGTTCCATAAGCCTTTTTACACTATCTTGAGTCGGTAAATTTTTTTTCATAGTCTTTTTTTAATGTAACCTCTCGCCTTATAATCTAATTTAGACATAACCTTTTCAAAAATATAATCTCTAAACTTCTTAAGATCTTGAGTCATATGTGTTTCTTGATTATGTCTTTTCATCACATATTTTGCATTTTCAATATCTTCATCATCTCCAAATCTCATTGCAATTATAACAATGTTTTCTGTGTGATAGTTTTGATCTGTATTGTATTCGATCCAATCATATAAATCGAAAATACTCATATTTTTTATTCTACTTTCTTTCATTGGTATTTCTTCGTACATTTTATTTTTCCTCCTCAACTTTATTTATTGTTACTTTTATATCGTCACCATAATCCGAGTCATCTATTTCTGAATTAAAGGCTTTAGTTTTTGCCTCCTTTTCATTATTAGCTTCAACATACCACCAATCAGTTACAACTCGTTCTCTTTCTACTCTGTATAATTGTTTAGTCATTTTTTCTCCTTTGTATTTTGATTAAAATGTAAATCTCTATCTTGCTCACTTACATAAACAAAATAATCATCTGAAAATCCATAATCCATATTTATACAATCGCAAATATCCTCTATATCAACTACAAATTTTCTTTTTTCTTTTAAATTATATCCATATAGTTTTTTCATCTTCCCTCCTCAATTATTCTCACACTAGTTGGACAATCAGCACCATCCATAATTTCTTTGTATAAGTGTCTGTAAGCAGTGTAATGAGATGGAATATAATAAATTCTTTCATCATCATAACCCTCAACATTATAATCGTAACTATCATAAAAATATTGACTAGTTACACCAACTGCAATTTTACCATCTCTTGAACACTCTTTAATTTTTTTAACCATCTTTAAATCGTGTTCATCTTGAGTAGGTCTATTTTTATTAAATGATTTATAACCAATCAAATAAAGTTTTCTTTTTTCTTTGTTTGTTAATTTAGTCATTTTTTCTCCTCTCCTATTAAGATTGTATTAGAATTATCCAACTCCAACATTACACTTTCAACAAAATTTCTTTTTTCCTCCTTGTCAGTTGTGCAATCTCCCATAGTGTAATATTGCAAACACTCTTCAATCACTTCTTTTATTCTTTCTCTATTATACATTTTCTTTCTCCTTTTTTGTTTTTTCTATCATTTATAATCCTATAATTAATATAATCAAGCATTATTTTTCAACACTACCTGGAGTTGTGTCCAAAAGCTCGGACACAACATCTTGTGTTTATTATTTATCCTCTTCAACATCCACAATCATAGGAAAAGTTTCAACATCCCATTTATTATTTGATTGTTTTTCTATTTCCTCTTGATCTAATTTATTGGCTTGTTTTATTGCATCATTTTTATTTTTTGCGTCTATGTATATTTCGTGTCCATAACTTGTAGACATTATTATTTTATATTTTTTCATTATTTTCTCCTCTTTGTTATGCTATTCTTGTTATTTCCATATTATCGCAAATGAAATTTACATTTAAGAAATCTTCATCTTTGCTAGATAGTTTTAAATAATCTTTAAATTTAAAATTATCAAAACCATTTCCGATAGTTTCAAACAACATATCTTCATCATCATCAAATAAATTCGTATCTTTATATTCATTCCATAAAGTTTTATTTGTATGAATTTGAATAATATCGCCATTATTCCAAGAACAAAGATATTTGGTTTCTTTGTCTTGTTTAAGATCAATTGATTTATCCATTTTAATTACCCCCTTTCTTTCTATTTCTATTTGTAAATATTTTGTTAAACCTTTTGACTTGTTTTTTTGTTAATCCATATTCTTTAATAGGATCTACATCAAATCTACAACAAGTTGAAGTAAAAGGATCTGTTATAAAAAAATCTTCAAAATCAAATCCCAATTTTCCATTTGTGTAATATAACTTTTTCATTTTTTATTTCTCCTTTTTTGGGTTTATTTCTTCTTCTGACCATATCCAACCTAAAGACACATCAAAGGCTTTAATTGTTTTTCCATTACAATTAAATTCTGATCTTTCAATAATTGTAATCTCATCTTCATCATAATCTTTTATTGAAATATTTTTATCATCAATAATTTTAAAAATAGCAAAATCATCCATATACTTAGTTGCTTTTTGTATTTTATTAAATTTCTTAATTTGATCGAGTTCAACCATAGGCATTGACCAACCATTCCATTTATGGTCAGTTACATATCCTTCAATATAATGATTTGTTCCATCATCTAAAACCCAATGATCAAAATATAATTTTACTTTTTTCCATTTCATAGGAAATGAATTTGTAAATTTTATTTTTTCATTTCTTACATCATCAATGAAACTTTGATTGTTTATATCTATTGATTTAACAAATCCCCCACCTTGAGGACATATTGACAATTTATTGTCTTTTAACTCTGTGATCTCCATATAATTAGTATTGTCTGAAGTACAGATATATTTATTATTTTTAATCAACTCTGAAAGAGTATCTTTAAATAATATATAGTTTTCATTTTTCATTTTTTTCTTCTCCTTTTTTTGTTTCTGATCTCATCAGTTGAGGATTAACCTCAAGACCCCCTTGAGGGGGTTTCGATCTTATAACCATCTATGATGGCAATAATAACCATCGTCCCAAATTTTACGACATAAAGAATAAACTGCGTGAAAACCCATATCCATATTGCCAAAAGATTGTCTTATTGAATAAGAATTATTTTCATCAAGTTTATGATCCATAATTACTGAGTAATGATAAGTACAATTAAATGGGTGATTATCTTTAATATATCTCAATTGAATATAAGTTGTTCCATTAGGAGTGGATTTAATCAACTGAGTATAAATTGTGTCACCCTTTTTAAATGTTTCCTTCATATGTTTAATCGCACAATCAAAGTTTAATTTCTTTTTTGCTTTGTTTGTTGCTTTGGTGATTGTCCATTCTTTGGATAAATCTAAATGGTTAGTTATCCAATTTTTAGCATCTGTAACATTTAAGAAATCCTTTTCAAAATGATCTCTTATGTCCTTATTGTTAGTTATTAAATATTCCATTTTCTTCTCCTTTTTTTGTTTCTGATCTCATCAGTTGAGGATTAACCTCAAGACCCCCTTGAGGGGGTTTCGATCTAACAAAATGAGTATCTTCTCTCTATAGTAAATCCTTTTGCAAGTTCTAAACCTTGACAATGTTTAAGTGAATAAATTTGTGCAATCGTAGATTTTGAGAGATTTTGTTTTTTCATAAAACCATCTAATTGATTTGGTTCTAAGTAAAAACTTTTTGTCTCTCCATCAATCGTACCCCAAACAAAATAATTTAATTTTAATTTTTTATTATCTTGTTTTATTACTTCCAAATTATTGTTTGTCATTTTATTTTTCTCCTTTTTTAAGTTTATATATTTGGGATATTATAGGATAATAAAGAGCAATCAAGAAAATATTAGATTATTTTTTATAGCTCCTGGATATAGTAGGTACCGGTTTCCAGGCACAAGATATAGTGTTTTCAACTTGAAATTGTAGAGCTTTAAATGTAGATGTTACTTTAAATATTAATGAAGAATGAAAGTAAATTTTATAACGAAATCAAAAAGAATATTAATCAAATTAGTTGGATTAGAATTGAAAATTCTGTCATTCTTGGGGTTGCTGATCTATTGGGTTATAATGTTAATTCTACCTTTTTCACATTAGAGTTAAAAGTTGCAAGAGGTAACAAGATTTCCTTTTCTCCTCATCAAATCGCCTTCCACATTAGACACCCAAAAAACACCTTCATCTGTGTTAAGGGGCAAGGTTCGAGATCCCCAAAACTTTTTGAAGGGTCAATGGTTCGTGAACTTTCAAAAGTGGGATTTAAATCAAGGGCATTGGCTCAAGGTTATGACGAGATTAAAAAGGTTCTTTGTTCTTTGTGATTACTATTGATAATCATAAATTATCATTAGTAATAAATTAAGGTTCTTGGTGCGTGGTTCTTGGTCAAGGGATCCTAAATAAACGCCAAAAACAAAAAAATAAAAGACCCCCATCCCCCTTTTTTCTATAAAAAAGTTACTTATACTGCGCACATGTGCTAAGACTTAGATTGTTAGGGTTGGTAAAAACGTTTTCGTTCGATATAGTGACCTAAAAAAAATTTTGCAAAATTTTAAATGAATTTGGATACAGTAGACATAAGTAAGTTACCCTCAGATGTTAGAAAACAATTCTTGCAGCTTAAAGTTATGTACGCTGAAAAAAAGATACAGAATAAGGCTAAGAATGATTTTTTAAGTTTTGTTAAATGTGTATGGCCTGATTTTGTAGAAGGATCCCATCACAGACATATTGCAGACAAATTTAATAAATTAGCTACGGGTGAGATTAATCGGCTAATTATTAACATGCCCCCGAGACACACCAAGTCGGAGTTTGCCTCATACTTACTACCGGCTTGGATGGTGGGCCGTGAGCCAAAGCTCAAGATCATACAAGCAACACACACGGGTGAACTAGCAATACGATTTGGTCGTAAAGCCAAGAACCTAATTGATAGCGAAGACTATGCAAAAATATTTAAGACGACACTTCAAGAAGATTCCAAAGCAGCGGGACGTTGGGAGACAGCACAAGGGGGTGAATACTTTGCAGCTGGTGTTGGTGGTGCAATCACTGGACGTGGTGCAGATTTATTAATCATTGACGACCCACACTCTGAACAAGATGCAATGTCTAAGGTCGCATTAGAATCAGCCTATGAATGGTATACATCAGGACCTCGTCAACGTTTGCAGCCTGGTGGTAAGATAGTTTTGGTTATGACTAGATGGAGTACAAAAGATCTAACGGGTATGTTGGTTAAAAATCAAACAGAGGCTAAGGCTGATCAATGGCACGTGGTCGAATTTCCAGCAATCATGGACCATGGATCAAAGGACCAAAAACCTGTATGGCCTGAGTATTGGAAGTTAGATGAATTAGAAAAAGTAAAAGCAACCCTGCCTGTTGCTAAATGGAATGCACAATGGATGCAAAATCCTACAGCAGAAGAAGGTGCAATATTAAAACGTGAGTGGTGGCGTAAATATACGGGTGAAGAGATACCACAATTACAACACGTGATACAATCTTATGATACTGCGTTTCTTAAAAAAGAAACTGCAGATTATTCAGCAATCACCACTTGGGGTATTTGGTATCCTAGTGAGGATGAAGGGGCTAATCTTATTCTTCTCGATGCTATCAAAGGCAGATACGAGTTCCCTGAGTTACGAAGATTAGCCCTTGAACAATATGGGTATTGGAAACCTGAAACAGTCATTATTGAGGCAAAAGCTAGTGGTTTGCCTTTAACCTATGAGTTAAGAAAGATGGACATACCGGTTGTAAACTTTTCACCATCCAAAGGTAATGATAAACACGCACGTGTAAATGCAGTTGCACCTTTGTTTGAAAGTGGTATGATATGGGCACCAGAGCAAAAGTTTGCTGAGGAAGTCATAGAAGAATGTGCAGCATTTCCATATGGCGATCATGATGACTTGGTCGATTCAACAACACAAGCCATCATGAGATTTAGACAAGGTGGATTGATCGATCACCCTGAAGACTATGTTGATCAAAAGGAAGCTAAACCAAAAAGGAATTATTATTAATGTCTGATCTATCTGACGAATATACAAAAAATTTTACAGCCGAGAGAAAAAAAGAATTTAATAGAAGATTTCGTGATGACTATGATGCAGCTATGTCAGAACGTTCTAATATTATAAGAATATTAATGGAGATGAGAGAGTTAGGTTTAGCTAACGGAGGTATATCAAGTATTAAATATGATTTTGATAAAAAACAAGGACCTATGGAACCTGAGTTTGAAACAGACGATCCTAAAGAGGCAGTCAAAGAAATTCTTAGAAGATTAATAAGAATAGATGATACTGCATTTCCAATAAATAAAAATTTAGGTTTAATAATTGGGGTTGATCCTAGCATAGCCATAGGTGGTGAAGTACCCTTGTTTGGTGGTGGTTTAAAATTTGGTGCTGGAAAAGATTTTATTTCAGGTGACGAAGAATTTGATGTCAGGTTTGGAAAAGGACTTAATAACGGTGGATTAGAATTTATTCTTAATAAAGGCGAAGAAGGTTCAGGTGGTAAATTTATTCTTAGTAAACAATTTAAAGATGGAGGCATAACTCGTGTGCCTTTTCAAGATGGTAGAGTTAAAGCTTATGGTTTAGCTAAAGGTGGTTTAGCTTTAATGCTAGGTGAATAATGGTTAAAAAACTAACAACTACAATACCACCATTACGTGGTCCTAACCCTCAAGGGTTGAATATTCCATTAAAACAAGTTAAAACAATTCAACTGGAGAAATTAAATGGCAGAAATAGACAAGGGTCTTCCGAACACTCGAACAAAGTTAGACATTCCTTCGCAAAAGGAAATAGAAGAAGTTAGTGTTCAAGAATCAACAGATGATAAAGGACCGATAGAGGTTATACCAGAAGAAGATGGGGGTGCTATTTTAGATTTTGAACCAGGTGCAATCAATGTGCCAGGAACCGAAAATCATTTTGATAATTTAGCAGATATATTACCCGATGATATTTTAGAACCAATTGGTTCTGATATGGTTAATAATTACATGGACTACAAAGCTTCAAGAAAAGATTGGGAACAATCTTATACTCAAGGTTTAGATTTATTAGGGTTTAAATATGAAAACAGAACTGAACCGTTTCAAGGAGCAAGTGGTGCAACACATCCAGTTTTGGCAGAGGCTGTTACACAATTTCAAGCACAAGCGTATAAAGAATTATTACCAAGCGACGGACCTGTAAGAACACAGATTATAGGAATTAAAAACCCACAAACAGAATTACAAGCGCAGCGTGTTAAAGATTATATGAATTATTTAATTATGGATCAAATGAAAGAATACGAAGCGGAGTTTGATTCTATGTTGTTTCATTTACCATTAGCAGGTTCTACATTTAAAAAAGTTTATTATGATGTGCCACTTGGCAGAGTAGTATCTAAGTTTGTACCTGCTGATGAATTGATAGTGCCTTATACAGCGACAAGTATAGAAGACGCAGAGTCTGTAATACATGTTGTTAAAATGTCAGAAAACGAATTACGGAAGCAACAAGTTAATGGTTTCTATGTAGATGTGGATCTTGCACCACCAAGCAGCGTTGAACAAAACTCTGTAGAGAAAAAAGAAAGAGAATTAGATGGCACAAAAAAATCTGGTAAACAAGAAACAATATATACTTTATTAGAGTGTCATGTAAACTTAGACCTAGAAGGTTTTGAAGATATAGATGGTGATGGTCAGCCAACTGGAATTAAATTACCATACATTGTAACTGTTGAAGAAGGTAGTAGAACAGTTTTAGCAATAAGAAGAAATTATGCGCCTAATGATCTAAAGAAAAATAAAATCCAATATTTCGTTCATTTTAAATTTCTCCCAGGTTTAGGGTTTTATGGCTTTGGATTAATCCACATGATTGGCGGACTAAGCAGAACTGCAACAGCTGCACTCCGTCAATTATTGGATGCAGGTACGTTATCAAATTTACCAGCAGGATTTAAACAACGAGGCGTAAGAGTTAGAGATGAAGCATCTCCTATTCAACCAGGTGAGTTTAAAGATGTCGATGCACCGGGTGGTAACTTACGTGATGCATTCTTCCCTTTACCATACAAGGAACCTTCTCAAACATTATTAAATTTATTAGGTATCGTCGTACAAGCAGGTCAAAGGTTCGCGGCTATTGCTGACATGCAAGTGGGCGATGGTAATCAAGCTGCTGCAGTTGGTACAACAGTTGCATTATTGGAACGTGGTTCAAGGGTCATGAGTGCAATCCATAAAAGATGTTACGCTGCTATGAAAGATGAATTTAAATTATTATCTAAAGTGGTGTCACAATATCTACCACCAGATTATCCATACGACGTGGTTGGTGGAACACGGAACATTAAACAAGCAGACTTTGACGATAGAATAGATGTAATGCCGGTTGCAGATCCAAATATATTTTCAATGTCACAAAGAGTGACCTTAGCACAAACGCAGTTACAAATAGCAACGTCAAATCCACAACTACATAACATGTATCAAATATATCGAAACATGTATGAAGCGATAGGTGTTAAAAATGTAGATGCAGTTTTACCACCACCAGCTCCTACCGCACCAATGGATCCAAGTATGGAACATATTAATGCGTTAGCTGGTAAACCTTTTCAAGCTTTTCCAGGTCAAGACCACAGAGCGCACATTACAGCTCACTTAAATTTTATGTCAACTAATATAGTTAGAAATAATCCTGCAATTATGGCAGCGATACAGAAAAATATTTTAGAACACATTAGTTTAATGGCTCAAGAACAAGTGCAATTAGAGTTTAGAGAACAATTAGGAGAGATGATGTTGATGCAACAACAAGCAGCAATGAACCCAATGGTACAACAACAGCTACAAGCACTTACAAATCAAGTTGAGGCTAGAAAATCTGTATTGATTGCAGAAATGACAGAGGAATTTATGAAGGAAGAAAAACAAATTACATCACAATTTGATAATGATCCATTGTTAAAACTAAAATCTAGAGAAGTTGACCTACGTGCAATGGAAAATGAGCGTAAAAAAGACAACGATAAGGCTCAACAAGACCTTGCAAGAGCAAGATTAATGCAATCAACAGAAAATTTTGAGGATAAATTAGATCAAAACGAAGATTTAGCTAAATTAAGAGCTGGAGTTAGCCTTGCAAAGAGCGGAGTTGACCAAGCTAAGGTTATGATAGAGGATTAATTATGCCATTGACAGAAAAAGGTAAAAAAATTATGAAATCTATGAAGAAACAATATGGAAAAAAGAAGGGTGAAACAGTTTTCTATGCATCTCGTAACAAAGGTGTTATAAAGGGTGTAGAAAAAGGCAAAAAAAGGAGCAAAAATGCAAAAACTTGATAAAATAAAAGATGTTA